AACAAAAATACTCAAAAATCAATCTGTGCAAATTGATGGCGATATCTATACCCGCGCCGATCTCGCAGCCATTCAAAAAGGCATCGATATTTGGGATCTGCGTGTTAAGCGTTTGTCACCCGGCCGCCGGTCGCTCGGCTACGGGGTGTATAAATGAAACCTCTCGAACTGACATTCTCCGGTAAAAAAATCACCATAAAACCGAACCTGATTGATCATGTCGCCGCAGCCATGGCTCCCGGTTATGCTATCAAGCGTCTGCGCAATAAAGTAGCCCTGGCAGCTATCGGTGGTTATACCGGTGCCAGACGCGATCGGAAACAGACCAAAAATTGGGGTACCACCGCCGGCGATCCTGATTCTGACATTCTTTTTGACCTGCCGACTCTGCGCGAGCGTTCTCGCGATCTTATTCGCAACGAACCATTGGCCACCGGCGCTGCCGGAACCATGGTCACCAATATCATCGGCAGCGGCCTCAAACTCAAACCATCAATCGATTACGAATTTCTCGGCCTGACCGAGGATGAAGCCAATAAAAAAGAAAAAGAGCTGCGTCGCGAATGGCAGATGTGGGCATTGTCGACCTATTGCGATGTTGAACGCACTCTCAATTTCAATGAACTGCAAGCGCTCGCCTTCCGGCAGGCGTTTGAAAACGGTGATTCCTTCGCCTTGCTGCCAAGTATTGATCGAAAAAATAATTTTCCTTATCAGCTGGCCGTCCAGCTGGTCGAGGCCGATCGGGTTTGCAATCGTGACAATCAGCGCGATACCACCACGCTCTCCGGCGGTGTTAATAAGGATGATTTCGGGGCCCCGAAAAGCTACGATATTTTAAAACAACACCCAGGTGCATCGGTCGGCGTCTATAAAAAAGAATGGTATCCGCCGATCCCGGCTTTCGGCAAAAAAACCGGCCGCCGCAATGTCCTGCATGTTTATCGCAAACTCCGCCCGAATCAGTCGCGAGGCGTACCGGAACTGGCGCCAGTCGTCGAAGCACTCAAACAGCTCAGTACACTGACCGAGGCCGAACTACAGGCATCGGTTGTCAGTGCATTTTTGACGGTATTTGTAAAAAGTTCCAGCGGTGAAATCCCCGATTGGAACGATTTTATTGATAAGCAGAACAACATTGCCCGCCGCGATGTAGCCGACATTGAGCTTGAGTCCGGTGCCGTCATCGGCCTGCTGCCGGATGAGGATGTCACCATCAATGATCCAAACCGCCCGAATGGCAAGTTCGATCCATTTTGGCTGGCCATCGTCCGGCAGATAGGCATGGCGCTTGAAATCCCGTTTGAGATCCTCATCAAGCATTTTTCCAGCAGCTATTCGGCGTCTCGCGGTGCCATGCTGGAAGCCTGGCGCATGTTCAGCACCCGTCGAAAATGGTTCGCCGGCCGTTTCTGTCAGCCGATTTACGAGGCGTTTGTTGATGAGATGGTTGCTCTCGGGCGCTTTTATGCTCCTGGCTATTTTGCGGATCCGATGATTCGCAACGCCTGGCTCGGTGCATCCTGGGTCGGCGATCCGCGCGGAATGATCAAGGAAACTGAAGAAATCGATGCCGCCACTAAACGAGTTGCTCTGGGGATTTCTACCAGGGAATCTGAAACTGAGCAGTTGACCGGTGGCGATTATGACGCAAACCATCGCCAATTGGCGCGTGAGCAAAAAATGAGGGTTGCTGATAGTCTGGTTGATCCGGTGGTAAGTGTAGCTGCCGCGCCGATTGTCGCAGATACTGGAGCTTAACAAGTGAAGCAGATTAACGTTACCGGAATTATCGGTTGGGACACGACAGCAGAGGATGTACGCGAGCAGCTGCAGACCGCCAACGGTGAGGATATCGAAGCTATCATCTCTAGTCCTGGCGGATTGGTCTCTGAAGGTCTCGACATTTTTAATCAATTTCGCAATTACAAAGGACATAGGATTGCTCGGCTTTCAGGTTTCGCCATGTCTATGGCGTCATATATCCCGTTGGCATTTGATCACATTATTGCTGAGGACAACGCTGTTTTCATGATCCATAACGTAAGCGGCGGCGTCTGGGGTGATCACAATGAAATTCTCAGCTTTGGTGCATTTGTGAAAAGCTTATACGGCTTACTCTGCCGCGCCTATGTCAAACGCAGCGGGATCGAGTCGGATGAAATCGCTGCAATGATGGATTCAGAAACCTACCTTTTTGGCAAAGAAATTGTCGAGCGTGGTTTTGCTGATGAAGTTATTGATGCTTCCGATTCTGGCGATAGTGACAATGAAACCGCCATGGCAATGGCACGGTTGGCATTTGAAGAATGTTCCGCCAAATTGAATCAAGATACCACTGCCATCAAAGAAGATATGCGCCTGGCGGCACAGATGATCAATCCACCTGTCGGCGCTCAAAATAAACCAGGGAAACCGAATCGTTCGGAACCCGCAAACAAAGGAACAGTGATTATGACTTTGGAAGAACTCAAGGCAAATCATCCTGATCTGGTCGCGGCCCTGGTCGCAGAAGCCATCATCGGAATGATCACCGCCGAAGATCTGCAAGCACAGATCAAAACCGCCCACACTGAAGCAGCTACCGCCGAAGCCCAACGCATCCAGGATGTCGAAGCACAGGCGATCGCTGGACAGGAAAAGCTGATTGCCACTCTGAAATTCGACGGCAAAACCACCGGGCCAGAAGCCGCAGTGCAGGTTTTGGCTGCAGTGAAGGCCGATCAAAGCCAACATCTGCAAAACATGCGTGGTGATGCGCCGGATCCGCTTAAACCTTCCGGCGATGGTGGTGATGGTGATCCGGCAGCGAGCGGAACTGATGATGAAAAGGCCAAAGCAGCTTGGGAAAAGTCCGAGGATCTGCAATCCGAATTCGGCGGCAACTTTGAGGCTTATGCCGCCTTCAAACGCGCAGAAAGTTCCGGCCGAGCCCGTGTCCTGAAAAAATAAATGTAAGGGCACGATTCGTCGCGCCCAGATTATTTCTCGATAAGGAGAAAAAAATATGACCACGCTTGCAATTGCAACTCCGCGCACTGAGGAACTCGGTAACATCAACGAAATCCCAGTGATCGCAGCAGATATCATCTACGAAGGAGCAGCAGTCGGCATCGTTTCCGCCACCGGCCATGCTCGCCCTCTGACCTCCGTTGATCAATTTGCCGGCATCGCAGAGCGTACTGCCGATAATTCTGCCGGAAGCGCCGCCGATATCAATATCCGGGTGAAGAAAAAAGGTACCGCTCTGCTGTCCATCAGTGGTGCGGTTATTACCGACATCGGCTTGCCTGTCTATGCCACCGATGATAACGCGTTTGTTTTCAGCCCTGCTGGTGGCGTATTCATCGGTTTTATGCGCCGATTTGTCAGCTCAGGCGCGGTGATCGTCGAATATGATGTCGATAAATTTATCGATCCATGGGCCGGCTACATCCGCGAAGCATTGGCCGCCTCAACCAAAACCCTCGATGCACAGGATACCGGTAAAGTCATCTGCTGCAGTGTGACCACCGTGGTTACCCTGCCGGTGACAGCAACTGCGCTGAATGATGTCACTCTGCTCAATGTCGGTCCCTACGGCACAGTGGAAATCAGCGTCGACCCTGCCGCGGCAGATAAGGTCATGGGACCGGATATCGCCGGAGAGGACAATAAGGATCTGGTCAACACCCTGGCCACCGCCCGCCGAGGAGATTTTGTTACCCTACGCGCCGGACATGCCGATGGTTACACCGTCGCCGGCATCAAAGGCACCTGGGCGCAAGAATCCTGATAATCAATAAAAACCTATAAAAGGTACGCGCCGGACATGCCGATGGTTACACCGTCGCCGGCATCAAGGGCACTTGGGCACAAGAATCCTGATAATCAATAAAAACCTGTAAAAGGAGATCAATATCATGGGAGCACAATCACTTGGCAGCCGCGCCATCATCGGAGCATTTTTCCTGGCGCTTGAGCAGAATCTCGGCGCGACCTGGATTCCTGGATTGTCGAATCTTTTCGACAGCGATCAAGAATCTGAAACATACAAATTCCTTGGCATGTCCCCGGCAATGCGTGAGTGGATCGGCGGTCGTAATGCCAAAGGATTCCGCGAAAATGGCCTCACCATTTTTAATAAAAAATTCGAAGCCACTCTCGAAGTTCTGGTCGATGAAATCCGCCGCGACAAAACCGGACAGGTTATGATGCGTGTCCGCGAATTGGCCACCCGAACCAATTCACACTGGGCAAAATTACTGTCGACATTGATTATTTCTGCGGAATCAACTGTCTGTTATGACGGTCAGTATTTTTTCGATACTGATCATGTCGAAGGTGATAGCGGTACCCAGGATAATGACAAAACCTACGATGTCACCACCACCACGGCACCGACTTCCGGGGAAATGGAAAGCGCAATCCTACAGTCCATTGAAACTCTTTTTGGTTTCAAAGATGACGTGGGTGAGCCGATGAATGAGGACGCCATGGAATTCAACATCATGGTGCCCGTCCCATTTATGAAATCCGCTGCTGCCGCCATCGGCAGTGAGATTATCATCGATTCCTCAACCAGTCGCACCAATACCATCATCACTCTCGGGACCATCGGTGGTTTCAAAGTCGGCATGTCGGTTAATCCGCGTTTGACCTGGACAACCAAGTTCGCCACATTCCGCACCGATTGCGAAAGCAAGGCGTTGATCCGGCAGGAAGAGGAAGAGGTTTCTATTTCGGCCATTGCCGAGGGTAGCGAGCTGGAATTCAACGAGGACAAACATCATTACGGCGTCAAGGCGATCCGCAACGTCGGCTTTGGCCTCTGGCAACGTGCCTGCCTGACCACGCTTACCTGATCCGCCAACTGAAAACCGCCGGGGAGTCTGACTTCCCGGCTGGAGGTCATCATGAAACAATATTTTGTCATAGCACTTGCCGTGAATATCGCCGGCGGCATCCTGGCTCTCAATAAGGATCAGGCTGAATCCAGGGTGCATTGCCTTGAAGATCTCGGCGATGGATTATATGAAGTCCGAAAACCAGTGCAATTCAAACACGGCGAAGAATTCGGTTACGACGGCGAAATCAATAAGGCCCTGTTGCAGGAGCTTGAAGAAACCGCAGAAAATCCGTTATCCGCCAAAGAACTGATCGAACAGATCGAGACCGCCGAAACCTTTGAGGCTCTGGAAAATTTGCTCTCAGGCGGTGAATCCCGCAAAACAGTTCTCGCCGCCTTCGAAACAAAAAAAGCTGAACTCGAAATGGGCGGCGAATAATCAACTCTCTCCGCCCGGGTGCCCATACGGAGCCGGGATTTATGAGTAATCGATGAACTGGAATCAAGCCGACATAGATGATCTGCTCAGTGATGATGATATCGCCGTCGATGCTACCATCGATGATGGCAGCATCGATGGATTGATTCTTCGCGGAATCTATCGACGAATGTTCGTCGTTATCAGCGATGTCGAAATGAATGCACCAACGCTGCGGGTCGCTGCCGGCGATATCGAAGAAATCGCAGAGCATGGCGTCCGGCTGCGAGTCAATGACACCGACTACACCATCACCGGAATCCAACCAGACGGCACCGGTTGGACCAGACTCATCTTGCGTGAGGAGTAAAATGCCAATCTGGTTCGAACATGTTGATCTGATGCAGGAGATCATTATGCTGCTATTTGCAGCGTTCATCTGGTTTTCTATTCGCACTCTGCGCGGGATCGATGCGAATCAGCGGGAGATGTTCAAGCGCATGAAAAATCTTGAGCGTGATTTTTATACCCTGCGCGGTGAGCATAATGCTCATCACGGTAACGGAAATGAGAAAGACCATGCCTGAATTCTCAAAAAAATCAGAAAGTATTTTACAGACCTGCCGCCCGGAACTGCAAAAGCTCTGCCGCGAAGTGGTGAAAACATTTGACTGCTCCGTCATCTCCGGACGTCGCGGAATGCTGGAACAGGAACAGCTTTTTTGTGAGGGAAAAACCAAGGCTATTTTCGGTAACAGCCCGCACAATTACGGCGAAAGTTTTGCCGTTGACCTGGTGCCCTACCCGGTCGACTGGGAGGACCGCGAGCGAATGGCCTACTTTGCCGGCTATGTCATGCGGATCGCCGAGCAATTTGGAATCGAATTGAAGTGGGGAGGCGATTGGGACCGCGACAAACACCTCAGCGATAACCGCTTCGATGATTTCCCGCATTTCGAGATTGTCGACTGGCGCGAAAAAGTCCGAAAACATTGAATGCCACCTGCAAGGAATGCAGCCGTGGATACTCTTCTAACTGTCGACAATGCCATTCACGCCGTCAACAACTACGCCCGACAAGCCGAACTGCTCGGCACCGTCAAAGGCCTGCGTTTTTGCCATTACCTGGGCATTGTCCGTTACGATCAGCCGATGGAAAAATATTTTCGCGGCTGGGTGGGAAGAATCGGCATCACATGAAACAACCAAAAAAAGTATGGGTGCAAACGCCCTGCGGCAATTTTTTTGTGACTGTGGCGCGGAAAAATTTGATGAATATTGCAGAGGCGCGAAAGGTTAAAAAATGGGATTCGACATTTCAGGGCTAGGATCTGTTTTTGATTTCGGCGGCAAGCTGCTCGACAAACTATTTCCGGATCCGAAAGAAAAAGCCGCAGCACAAGCCAAGCTGATGGCCCTGCAGCAGACCGGCGATCTCAAAGAGTTGGAAATCCGCATGTCGGCTATCATCGCCGAAGCTCAAAGTGCCGATCCCTGGACCAGCCGCGCCAGGCCGACCTTTATGTATGTCATTTACTTGATGATTCTAGCCAGTATCCCCATGGGGATTTTAGCAGCGTTTGCTCCACAACAAGCAAGCGCCATCGCCGCCGGGATGCAAGCCTGGCTGGCAGCAATTCCAGATGGACTTTGGGCCACATTCGGGATCGGTTATACCGGTTACAGCGTCGCCCGATCAATCGATAAAAAAAATCTCAAGGGCAGATCATGAGCAATATCAGGCAAAGCATTATCGATGCTATGGAAATTCGTTTCGGTGAATTGGCCGGGATTAAAACTGTCGAAGTCTGGCATCTCGGTGACTGGGCGGAAAATGAACTACCGGCAATTGATATCCGCGACACAACCGACGAAATGCCGATTGAAGGGATCAGAGGCCGCCGCGATCATCAATTAGCGGTTGAACTCACCGTTAAATTGATCAGATCCACCTCTGCGGCTGACGCCAGGGAGATGATCGCCGATATTATAAAAGCTATCGGCATCGATGAAACCTATGGAATCCAGAACACGAAAACCTTTATCGCCGATGCCGATCTGGTAGCGGATGCAGCTAACCAAAAGATTGCTTCCGCGCGAGTGGCTTTGATTGTCAAATATCGATCTGAACTTTGGAGCATATAGGAGTAAGCCATGGGAATTTTCCAGCCCTCAAAAGCACATCAGTATTTTAAAATACAGTCCGCAAAAGGTTCAGAAGCCACTATTGCCGGTGCTAATGCCATTCAGCCGACCGATGATAGTGGTTTTATCGAACCGAGAAGCAACCTTATCGAGCGTGGTTTGCGGAGCGGATCGCGCTGGCCCAGCAAACAAGCTATTGTCGGACGATGGGGCGAAACAGGCTCGCCAATTATTGTCGAATTGCGCGGATCTGGAGTTGCCGGAACGGCTCCGGAGTTTTCCCCGCTGATCGAAACTCTGCTCGGTTCTAAGATATCCAATGCTGCCGATGTTATTGATGGGGCAGGTACTACCACCACATTTACCTCAACAACGGAAACATTTGTTGCCGGGCAATTGGCGCGGGTTGAAATCGGCAGTGGCTATGAAATCCGCAGAGTTCTCAGTGTTGACGGAAAAACTTGTACCGTTCAAAGAGCTTTCAGCGAAGCGCCTGCAGATGGCGACATCATCGCGGCCGGGATTACCTATTTGCATTTAGGCACTGAAACCGAACAATACATGACCGCTGACCAATATCTTGACGGGATGCGGCTCTATTGTGTCGATACTATCGCCGAATCCATGTCAGTCGGCGTTGACGCCGAAGATATCATCCGCGCAAGCTTTGGGTTGCGCTCATTGAGTTGCGTCGAAACGCTCGACGACGATCCACACACTCCGGTTTTTGATGAGGATTCCGACAATTCCGATTATCACACCGGCCCTGATTGTCAGCTTATCGTGGATGGATCGGCAATCGAAATGCAATCAATTGAATATTCCTTGACTACCCGCCGTTCTCGCAGTTCGATCGGCAGCGGCGGCTATCTCGATTTGCCCTGGAAGGGAAAATTTGAGGATGCTGTCTGTACCATGAAACCGTTCATGGAGAATAAAGACCCGATCACCGATTTTTTCTCAGGGACGCTGATAAATGCTGAAATGACCAGCGGCACCACTGCAGGAAACATTGTCCACAGTGAGGTTGTCGATCTGCAACGCACCGGCCCGACAATCGATATCGGAGAGGATGATTTCAGCTGGGACGATCCGACGCGGATCACCGGTGGCGTTTATATCGGGTTGTTTTAGCGGAGACTGCTGATGCGTAAGATTTTTGTAAAGATAGCAACCACTATTCAAGATGGCTTAAACGCTATCACGCCTGATGCTCCTGGCCGTGTCCGGATTGACAACGACATTGCCTTGCGGATCGTTTCGTGTGGTGGAAATGCTGACACACAAATATTTACCCCTGGCGGTGAAGAGATTATGTGTTGGCAAAGCCTAGAAATTGAAAAAATCGATATGACCAGTGGAATTATTCACGCGACCATTAAAATTGAAGTGCGACTCGGATAACAGATCATTTTAAAAGCAATTTTCGCCACAGACAAAGACAGACAAAGGCGGACAAAATCAAACAAGACAAAGATTTTGGTTTTAACCATAAAAAAGCTTTTGACCTGTCTGCCCTTGTCCGCCCTCGTCTGTGGCAAAAAAAAAAGATTTTAAAGGTTTCAAATGGCCAAATCACGCACCATACAGCTGATCATCTCCGCTAAAAATCGCACCGCCAAGGTTTTAAAATCTATCGCCGGCGGTATGAAAAAGTGGGGCGGTGGCTTGCTCAAAATCACCGGCGGAGTCACTGCCGGCATTGCCGGAATTACTGCGGCCCTGGGCTTTCTTTATAAAAAACTGGCCACCCAGATCGACGAACAAGCCAAGATGGCTTCACAGCTCGGCCTGTCAAACCAAATCCTCGGAGTGTTCCGCGACGCCGCCGGTTATGCCGGTATCTCCGTCACCAATCTCAACACCGCCTTGCGTAAAATGTCGCAAAGCGTAGCCGATGCCGCCAATGGAACCGGCGAAGCCAAAGACGCGCTGGAAGAGCTCGGGCTCAATGCCGAGCAGTTACGACAACAAGGCCCGGAAAAAGCATTCAAAGCCATCATTGACCGCCTCGATCAAATTCCCGCCGGCATCAAAAAAACTGGTCTGGCCATGGACATCTTCGGCCGTTCCGGCGCCGCCATGGCAAACCTGACTTCGCGCGGGCTGCAAGGTGCGCAAAAAGACGCCGACACTTTAAAACTAAAACTAACCACAGCACAGGCTGCTAATGTCGAGGCCGCCAACGATGCCTGGGCCAAGATCAAAAATGCCGGTGGCGATTTCCTCAAATATATCACGGCAACCTTGGCTCCGAAAGTGCAGGAAGGTTTTGAAAAAGCGTTCTCATTTTTAAAACGGCAGGATCTGCAGAAATGGGCGGAAAACGCCGGAAAAAGCATCCTTTCGCTGGCAAAAATGATAGCCGAAACCCTACCGAAAGTCCTACTTGTCAGCCTGGAAATCGTCGGCAAAATCGCTATGGGCATTCGCGGCTGGGCGATGCTCTGGCAAGAATCAAAAATTCATGCATTAAGTTTTGCTGCCACTGTCCAGGGCATTCTGAAATTCATGGCCGAAGGATTCCGGCAGATTTTCACCTGGATCAATTTTAAAGGAATGTTCGATGGCGCTATTGAAGGCCTGCAGGATTTTGTCGACCGCCAGAATCAAATCATTAATCAATTGGAAAAAGATCGGACGGCGACGATCAGTCAACAGATTGAGACAATCAGTGATTATGAAAAAGAGCAGCAGGTGATCGATGATTATAAAAAAACGATCGGCGAGCTTGAAGATGCTTTCAAAAAAATAGGCGAAGAGGAAATTTCCAGCGCCAAAACTACTGTTTCCGCCGAACAAACCAAAATCCAGGCAATCAGCTCAACAACTGCAGCAGTCAATAATCAACTGGCGGCAATCAGAAAACTGAAAGCAGAGCAGGGAACTATTGGCACCGGATCATTCCAGGTAACCAGCTATTCCGGCATCGAAAATCTCGATCGCCAACTCTCCGATGAGGCCGACCGCTAATGACTAACTGGCAGATCGAAATCGAAGACGCCAGCCTGGCCTGGCAACCGCTCAACAGCGGCGAAGTTCGCAGCTGCAGCAGCGGCACGTCCAGCGAAAGTCAGATCATCCCCGACATCTCCATTCAGTTTGCGGCAGATATCGACATTCCCGCCGGACTGCTCGATCCCGAAACCAACCGCGACCGCGCACGGCTGCGGATCACCGACGGCGCCAGCGTGCGTTATTTCCGCATCGAATCCCAACCCGGCAGCATCTCAAAAGCCCTCGATTATCCGACCCTAATCGGCCGCGCCTGGGCTGGTATCCTCATTGAATGGCCGGCCGTCACCGTCGATTTTTTGACCGACATCAGCGCCGCCGACATGGCCAGGCAGATCTGCACCCGGAA